AACAAGCATGCACTACCTCATGGAGAATAGTGTCTAAAGTGTCTTCTTCACTGAGGTTCTTTCTGATGGAGATTGTTCTCCTTTCAAAGTGTAGGACTCCATAGTCTTCCATCTGTTTGTATTCGATGGCAAACCTATGTCCTCCAATAAGCACCTCTAGGGGTCTGTATTTTGGTTGTTTTGCCATAATGAGCCGTATTTAGATTCTGAGAGGGTTTAGGTGTGTTCTGGTGTGCTGACCCTCAGAGCCAGTTAGGACCTCTCACAGAGGATCCTCGGGACTTATGGAAGCTATCTTGGAACCTTTGTAGTTCCTCCCTAAGTAGATCTTCTTTTCTGTCCTCCATCTTTTGTGAGGCATCTTGTGCCATTTGTTCTGTCCAGTAGGCAATAGCGATACTGAGGGCATCCAGTCTGTCATCGTGTGTAATAGCCCCTCTGTCTCTTGTGAGTCTGCTTAGTTGGTAGATTAGCTGGTATTTCAGGGATGATTCCTGTGAGTATTCCTGAGCTGTTTTAAAGTCGCTTTTGATGACCTCTGGGTCTATGACAAGCTTGTGTCCTGCCATTACAGGTTCCAGGGTATCTATGATCCTGCGTTCCTTTTGGGTGCTGTGACGGACTTCCTCGATTGTACAGGGGTGAACCTTTGTAAGTATGGGCTTTATTAGCTCCACAAACATACCATCACCAAAGTTACTCTCCACAATAATTGTATTTACATTGTGTTCTTTTGCCAACACACAGAGATACTTGAGTGTTTCTTCACTGTAGCCCCCTTGTAGTCCTCCAGCGGCAGGAACGTAGAGGAATCCGTTGAGCATCTTACAGACCGCAAAGCCTGTTTCGTCCTTTCCTCGTCCTGCTGGGTCAATACTCATGACACTGCCGGTGTATGGTATGTGATCTCCAAGAACTTTAAAGGGCCTGTGGAAGCGATCTCCGGTCATCCCTACGTTGGGAACCGTTGAGTCCCACTCCAGAGCCGGATCGTTTGCCCACACAACCTTTTCTGGAGCCATCTCGTTGTCTAGGCTCATCACAAGGAGGTCATTGATTTTCAACGGGTATTTCTCTACGTCTGACAGCTTGGAATCCAGCATGAACTGGAGGGCAAACCCAGCAGACCCGTAGGAAACCTTTCGGTCAGCTAGGTCTATGTCAGAAAACCTTAGGGGTTCAGTAGATTTGTTTTCTTTTTCTGTGCTTACACACAGTTGACTTACGTTGTCGTTGTAGGTCAGGTTGTTTTTGCTTTGTGTGATGTATTGAGCAGGCCATATTTTTGTATCGTAGCCTCGTTCTTGTAGTGACCTGTAAACTGTGTCCTCGCACTGTGGGGTTCCTAGAAAGAGTATTTTGGATTCCTTGTTTGGTTTGATGATAGCGTCGAACTCCTTGACTTGCTCAGAGAGTTTGTCTCGCATCATTTGTGTTGCTGAGTTATTTGGAACCTCTACGTCATCAGCAACGATTATGTCAGCACGAGAGCCTGTCAGTTGAGAAGTAATTCCGAGGGACTTGACGGAGGGGGCATGACTTGCTGGAGCTGGTCCAACGTCAAAGGAGATTTTGGAGAATCTTTGTTTATCTCCGGGAGCAAGATGTTGGAGAAATGGAGCTTCGTGGATGAGTCTAAGTGTGAATGTGCTGAAATCATCTGCTCTAGTTTTAGAAGCACTGACAACAAGAATGTTCTTGCTGGGGTCGAGGAGCAGTTGGTGAACGACGAAAGCACTGCAAATCCAAGACTTACCAACTCCTCGAAATCCTTGGATGACAGCTCGTTTTGGTCCGTGCTGCATGTAGTCTGCGATTTCATATTGAATAGGTGTTGGTTGTGGGAGGTTTAGTTGTTTCCAGACTAGGAATAGAAAGTTTCGGAAGTCCTTGATTTCTTCAGGTAGGTCCAAGGGTCTATGGGGTTTTGTTATTCGCCCACCACTTTATCTACGCCATCCTCGTTAAATGGAAGAATCTTACACAACTCTTCTAGGGGACTCTCAGCAGAAGCCATAGCACTGATTCCGTTGTCTTTGAGGAGCTGACGGGCTGCACTTAGGTCTGCTGGAGCTGCTTCACCACTTTGGATTCTCAGTATGAATTCATCAATGAGTATATCCTGGAGTTGCTGAAGCTTGTCTTGTGTCGGTTTGCTCATTCTTTTCTTAATTCTTTAAATATCTTTACGCCTAAATAAAACAAAGTCGCAACGCCCACCGCTATGGCAACAATGGTGTTTATGTCACTAAGGGTGATGGTTCCTAGTAACCCTGTGATTCCCACAGCAGATGGGATGTGTGGTGAGTTCATTTGGGTTGTTAGGCAAAAGCTCTGCAAATTAACTTCCAGTTTGTGTTTGCGTTAGTCACATCCCAAGTTGAAGTAGCGTCTTCAAGTGGCAAGGTAAGTTTTGTATCATAAACAAAGAAACATTTTGTTGCGTTTGCATACAAACCTAGTCTTCCTGCTGAGTGTCCTTGAGCTGACAAATCTATTTCGTCTCCCACTGCGTATCCGTTCTCTGCGCTTTTACATCTTAAAACCCATTGAAAATACTTAGGAACTTCTTCAAAGCTGTGGTCTAGCTCTACTTTAGTTTGAGACGCTGGTATTGCTGTTTCAGCGCTTTGAAAAAACTTAGAAAAACTACTGTTAGTTCCTGGCGATCCGTTTGTTCCATCCGAAATAACAAAAGAAGAATCGGTATCGTCACTAAGTTTAACTGTAATTGTTGTGTTGGATCCTACTTTACTTGAAGCTATGCTTGTAATTCCTACCCCATCTGCTCCTGCTGGTCCTTGTTGTGCTATTGCTTTAGCAGGAGCGTTCTCTAATACCTCTTGTGCTGCATAGACAGCGTGACGGTATGAGGTATCTAGGTCACTCTCGGTAATCCTTGAGCCGCTTTGGAAGTCTACTAGTTCATCAGTCCCTGTCTCTCTAAAGATTCTAATTTTGTTAATGCCGTCACTGCCTGTGCTTGGAGCGGCACTAAGGGTAGCCGTAGTTCCGTTCACTGTTACCGTAAGGGATCCTGTCGTAAAACTACTACCGTTGTCTGTTGACGTAGCAACTTTAAGGTGTCCTTGGCTTATGAATTTAACATTAAAGCCTGTAAAGCTGGTGCCTGTAAGACCAGATGTGTATTCTTGATAGCTGTTAGCCATTGTATTGTTCTCTAAGGGTTAATGGGGGCTGGGATTTCTATTCGTGTTCCTCTTTCTTCAAAAACTTCAAACGCAGTTTTTCCTTCGCTATTAATAAAATCTTTTAAAAGAGTTTCGTTTTTTAACAGCTCTTTTTTTGCGCTTTCGTGCTCTTTCATAATAAATCTATTTATTCTAGCGTGCCCAAGGTTTACAAAATCTTCACTTTCCCCAATACGTTCTTTTATATTTAAATCCCTTAACCAAGCTGTGTTTCTAGAATTACTTTTGTTTGTAAGGATGTTTTCTAGTTTTTGTAATATTTCTCTTTTTTCAACTATATCTGCGTAAGTAGAATAAAGAGTGTATCCATCTTTGTTCCTGTAAGAGAACAAATCAATTCCTCTAATTTGTTTTGAAAGTCTAAATGTAATAACTCCATCTTTGTCGTTTGCTATTTGTTTTTCAGTAAACGTAGGCTCTGAATATTCCTTGGTAGCAAAGCGGTTGAACTCAAACTCTATAGTTCTTCCTGATTCTCTTATTCTCCCAAATACATCTCTTTTTTTATTAGGAGCCGCTGCTCCTGTTGCTCCATACCAAACTCTTGCCCAGAACCCTGATGCGCTGTTTTCACCTCGCAGCTCATTCATTGTTCCTTCTCTTGTTGCGTTTTCTACTCGTTTTCTAACTTGAGAAGGAATAGGTAAAATATAACCTCCAGCCGTGTTAGCTAAAGCAGTCCAGAATTTTTCTGAGTCTTCTCCAAAAATGTCTTCCATAGCTTTTAAGCCTTGATTCATTGGCATTTCTTTAACTGTAGCTTTAAGAGAATTTTTAACTACAGTGGGCAAATCAATATCTTTTGCTATTGTTCCTTCTTCTCTGGCTTTAAAATAATTAATAATGTCCATTACTAAAACTAATGGAGAAACAAAAGGTGCCCACGAACTAATATCCATACCAAACAGTGTGAATTCTTGTTTAGTTTTGTCTCTGGTTTTTTGCTCGTTTGTAAGGTGAGAATTAGAACCGTAACCAAACCCTATTTTAGCAGCCATTGCGCCTATAGAAAACAAAGAAACAGTAACTAAAGCATCGCCTAAAGTATCCATATTTTCCATAACTCTTCTAGTGTCCGCTAAATCTGCAAGAGCTTGTTCTTGTTGTATTTGTTTTTCTATCCTTAAAGCTTCTGTTGTATTTCCTGCTTTTTTAGTTTCATATTTAAGAATCTCTAGTTGTTTAATTGTCTCTTCGTGTTCTTTTTTAACCTTATCAAATATGTTCTCATATTTTTTGAATGGGTTGGCTAAACGATTAGTAGCTTTAATTAAAGCAACTCCTGAAAGGTTTAATCCTCTTTGTGTTCCTCTAATTCCAGGCCCAACAAACGGCATAGCCGCTTCCATTATGAATGCTAAAAACGGCCTTGAATCATCATTCATCATCCTAGAAAGATTGTTTGCAACTTCATCAAAAATCATTTTTTTAGCTGAAGTTATCCCATCTGCGCTTGAAGCCATAAGCATAGATTCGCGAACAAGATCCAACATGTCGTTTATTTCCTCGTCAATTTCATATAAAATTAAACCTGATTCATCTTTTTGTGCTGCTTCCAGCAGTTGATTGAATTTTTTTTCTGCTTTTGATGGATTGTTTGGAAACTCAATGATAGCTTGCTGTTTAAATCTAGTCCTTACTGCTACATCTAAATTTATTTTGCTAAAAGCAGCGTCTGTTCCTGTTATTGTTTTCATTCCAAGAGCTAAAATATTCCAAAGGTTTCCTGACATCATCTCTTTAGAAATCCATTTTCTAAGATATTCCTTTCCTTCTTCTTGAAGTTTTGCGTTGTTTTTAGCTTTTGTAAGAACTCGTCTTATTCCTGTAGGAAATATAGTTCGATAAGCGTTAGTTTCTAATTCAAACCTAGAAGTAGCTGTTTGTGGATTTACTGCTTCGTTAAAAGCTCTTCCAAACATTCTTTGAACTTGATTAGGTTTTAGCCTTTTTAAGCTTCCTGGATTAAACAAAGAAAAAAACTGACCTATCCCAATAAAAGCTTCAGACAAAGCTGCTCTAGCAAACCTAGTTTTGTATCCTTTTTGACCATATATTAAAAAGGCAGCCGCTTTTAATGGGTTTTTAAGAAATATCTCGCCAATACCAGTAGGAAACGCTGCTGCAGCTGATGTAACAGAATTAATTAACCCTGCCTTTCTTGCGGCTCTAAAACGCCTTACAAGCCTCATAAACCAGTGCCCTTTATCAGCATCTTGTCCTTTGTTTAAGACGTTTAGCATGTTTTCATACAGCTCTTTGTCTCGAGCAGCCTTAGCTTTCTTTCCTTCTTTTTTACTAGCTTCAGTAAGAAACCTCCTCATTACTGCTTTGCGCTTTTTAACTTCTTTTACAGCTTTGTCATACGCGCTTTTAACAGAGTCATCTTTAAGATTGTCTGGCATACGCCCTACCTCTTGTTGCATTTCAGCAGCGTCTCCTCGTTTAAGAATTTCCTTTAGTCTTTCTGCTTCAGCAACAGCAGCATCGTAATTAGCCGCTTCTCTTTCAAACCGTTTGTAAGTATTAAGTGCAGCTTGAAGTTCTTTTACTTCTGGTGGGTCTTCTTTTTTTACAGTCGTTTCTCCTGCAAGCTCGTCTGCTGCTTTAGCATCGGGTCCAACAGCTCGCCCTCTTGCTTCTTCTAATTGTTTTTCAAGCTTCTGAATGCGATTATTTAACGCATCTTGCATTTTTTCTTCAGGAGTCTTTTGTGGTTTAAGGGACTCCTTTAGTTCTCTTCTGAGTGCTCTATCAACACCTCTAAGATCTTCTAGGTAGCTCTTAACTTTTTTAAGGCCAGCCCACTTGGGTTTACTGCTAACAAGCTTGCTAATCTTTTCAGGGTCGCCTTCTTTACCCAGCTTAGAAAGCCTGTCGATACTTGCCTCTAGCTCTTCTATCTCAGCAGCTTCTTTCTTGTTTTTCTTGTAGAAAGCTATGCGCTCTCTTAGCTCTTGAAGCTCTGCGTCTTCTTCCTTAGCTGCTTTCTTTGGCGCTTCGTCTTGCTTACCTTCAACAAAATCCTGTCGTTCTTTTTCTAGTTGAGCTTCTGCTTTTTCCTTTGCAGTCTTTGGTTGAGTTGCGGGTTTCCCAGAAGCTACTTTTTTCTTTTCTGCAAGTTTTTCCTCAAGCTCTTTTACTCTGGTTTCCAGGTTTACTACCTGTTCCTCTTTTGCTTCTTCTCTAGCTTTCTTTCTTTGATTTCTTCTAAAAGTATCTTTTGTATCAAGATACTCTTGTGCTGTATCAGCAAAAAATGAATCGTCATCTGACTTGTCTACAACAGAATCAAGGTATCTTTTAAAGTTACGCAGTGCCTCAAGTTCTTTTGAGTTTGCAATAGAAAATTCAGCTGTTTCTGATTCCCAGCTTTTTTTAGGATTAGAAAAATTAACTACATTACCACTGACTGCTGTCATTGGCGCTTTAAACTCTACAAATTTAATGTGAGCATCTATGTTTCTTTGTAAGTTTTTAAACAAAGCAGGAGTTGCTCCTTCTTTTATTATCTGCCTAAGTATTTGTTCAGTATCAAACTCTAGTGCATCTAATAATTTTGTAGTCTTATTAACTATCGCTGCCCATTCTGTAGGATCAAAGTTGTCCTTAGTTATTTTTCCAGAAATAATATCTTGCTCTAAAGTCTTTAATCTTTCTGTAAGATCGTTAATAACTCTTTCTGTTTTTTCTGGAGAAACTTCTAATTTTTCGTCTACCTTAGGTAATGGAGGTGGTTCTGTATTTGCTTCTGGTGTTTCTGTTTCTTTAGAAGTAACTGTTGGTTCTTCAATAGGATCAGGTCTAACTATTACTTCAGGAGCAGGGTTTACTTCTTGTTTTGCTGCTACTCTTGCTTCTTCTTTTATTTTGTCGCCAAAGTCTTGAATAAGAGCAATAGCTTCGCTTTGTTCTTTAATTTCTTTATTTAATTTTTTAACTGCAAAAAGAGCATCTGATTTTTCAATTCCAATTCTTGGAGAAGCCGCCGCTTTTTTTGCTTTTGCTAAATCTTTTTGCAGAAGACTAAGACGTTCTTTAACACGCTCTACAGCCCTTTCTGTGACATTACCAGCCTGAGCACGTCCCCACGCTCCTGTTTTAGCAAATATATGAAATATAGAGTTAAGTCCTCCTCCTATACCAGCAGCTAACCAATACTCTGTTGCATCCCTAAACTCTCCTTCTTCTCCTAGCATAATGCCTACAGTGTCTCTAAGAGCTGTTTCAGCAACACCAATAGAAGCGCCACTAATAACCGTAGGAACTCCTTTGATTATTACTCGTTCTTTTGCTTTAAATGCAAACCCAATTCCTTCTCCAGATACTTTTAAAGGAATTCTTTTAGATAAAAACTTTCTACCTGCTCCAGTAATAAATTTATCTGCTGGAGTGGCTATAATCCCAAAAGCTCCTGCTGCAATAAGTTCAGAAGCTTTGTATTCATCTTGATCTCCTAAAGCTTTTCTTAATGTTTGCGAAGCCAGGTTTCCAAGAAACCAACTACCTCCTTCAGTAAGTGCCAAGCCAGTCGCCCCCGCAACAACTGTTTGGGGAGTAGGTGTTCCTGCTACAGCGACCGCTCCTGCCCTAGCTGCCCGAACGCCTTTCATCATAAGCTGTAAGTTTTTAACTAACTTAGCAGCTCTAGGGCCTCCTTTTGTAAGATAAGAGCCACCAAAACCTACACTTAACTCTGTAAGAACACTTGCCCCTGTTTTAGCTATTGAAGTAGCAGCCCCTTCGCTTTGTTGTGTTTGTTTTTTTTCAGCTATTTCATTTTTAATACCTTGATAATCCAGATACATATTTTGCATCATTTCAATAGCTTCTGGAGTAACAGACTTTGGAGCATCGGGCAGCAAGCTTAGAGCTTTTTCTCTTTCTTGCTGTATTTTAGCTGCCCGCCTTTGTTTAATTTTTTCTTCGTTTTCTGCGAGTAGCTCGTCAAATGTTTTGATAGACATACTTTAAAATCTTTTAATAACTGCTTCTTGTATTTCAACAAACTCTTTAAGATCTTCTATTGAATCTATTCCAAAAGAAGCCGCCTCTTTAATTAAGTTAGTTATCGTTGCCCTTTTTTCTTTAGGGTTTGCTGCTAAATTGTTTTGAGATTGTAAAGCCGATTCCCAATCGCGTTGTTTGTTATCAAGCTCGTCTGTATCTCTAAACAGCTTTATGTCTCCAATTCCTACTTTAGCGGCTGCAAGATGCTTTGCTGATTTAGGTGTAAATTTAGGATAACCAAAATAATACAAAGAAACGCTTAAAGCTTCAGTGTCTTTTTGATCTTCTAATTGATTATAAACATTAATTAAATAATCAGGATCGTTTTGAATTTTATTAAGAATATCTTGTTTTGTATCAGTATCTTGTAAAAGACGATAGAAACTATCTTTGTCTTTTTTGTCTCTTAACTTGTTAAACTGTTTATCGCTTAAAGTTAAAGCGCCAAAGAATGGATATTTTCTAATGTTATCTTTATTTTCAGTAATAACATTTTCAATTCTTTCAGAAATAGTTCCTTCTTCGTAGTCCCCGACTCCTAAAGAAAGAAAACCTCGTTTAGCTCTAGGAACCTTAGTTCTTTCTTTTGAATCAATACGACCATCGTTGTTTGTGTCGTAGTCTTCAAGAACTCCTTCGTCTTCGTTTTCAAAAGTTGGCTGTGCTTTAAACAAAGATTCAAAAGTTTGTGGAGCGTCTTTTACTGCCTCAAAAATTTCTATTTCTTTTTGAATTAAATCGTTAGCAAATTCTTCTATAATTTCTTCTTTTTGGTCTGATCCTGATATTTCAAAAGCTTTGTTTTTAATCTGTCTATCAATGTTATTTTTTAATCTATTTTCAAATTTAGAAATGTTAGCTTGCAAAAGGTCGTTGCCATCATCGTCAAACTTCTTTTGAAGGTTTCTAATACGATCACCAATATACGTATTCAAATTTCTATAGTAAGGAGTTGATAATACCCAAAACCCTTTTGTTGCTTCTTGTTTAAATTCGTAAATTTCTTTTGGTATTAATCCAGGAGCTAAGTCTTGAACTCCCTTTAATACTAAATAATCTCTTACAGATTTTTCAGGGTTATCTGAAAAATAAAGAAAAGCTCCTTTTACGAGTTCTTCTGACAACTCGTTAGTTAAGTTAAACTTGTAAGGGCTTTCTGTTTTAAGATCACGAAGGTAATCATCTATTTCTTTTTGCGTGTCCTCGAATAGTAACCTTGTGTAATCTGAGCGTCCTCCTGAAACCATTCCTCTTCCAATCTTTTGGTAAAGCTCTGTAAATTTATCTATTTTTATACCTTTATTGTCCTCAATATTTGTCAAAATTTCTTCAAGCTCTTCGGAGGTAAGTGAAGGATTTAAACTTTGAAAAGCGTCAATAATTCCTTGTTTTTCAACATCAGTTAAAGGTTGGTTATCAAGTATAGAAGAGGCTGCTGCATTAACTTTACCTACATGTGCTCTTCTTTTTTCCGTTTTACTTACTTCGTCTTCTTCGTTTAAAGCTTGTTTTGCGTTTCTAACTCTAAGACTCATATCTATAAAATTAGATT